CTACCCGTGCCGCATCGGATTGAACATCTGAAAGGTGGCCCCCTAAATCATCAATCTTAGTTTCAATTTTAATTGCAAATATATTTGCGGTGTCATTCATTTGTTTATGCAACCCTTTGATAGTTTGTTGTTGGGATAACACAATATATCCCAACAGTCCTAACATCAACCCAGCGATACCATGAGTTTCCAAAATACCAATTAGTGCATCAATCATTTTTTCTCCTCAGTATTATTTTTTTCTACTCCTCCACCTATTGTTTTATCCAATCTTTTGAAGACTTGAGTTTCCAAATGCGGTAACAATCGAATGCCACTGTACCCGATAAAGAATGCTATAGAAAGGGCTGTGTATATTCCTAATTCAAATTGTTCCACCAACATTGGAATAAAAAATTCTGCCGCAATCCAACCTACAATGGCTGCAATTGCAAGATTTTTTACTTCCCATAACCAACCCATCCATTTATGTACTAATCCATTAGTTAATCCTCCCATTGTTGATGCAAACACGCAGCACCATTTGGCTCCGAAAATTACTAGTAATGTTTCCATTTGTTTCTCCTTAAGTCTATTATTTATAGTAATATTTATTCATTATGGAGTTTTCAGAAAGATATTCTAATAAAATTTCAATATAAATAATATAAAGGACAATATGACAGTACAAAAGAATCCCAAAGACGATATTTGGGGTGGGCATTCAAGAGAATCAATTATTCATAATATCAAAAATGGTTTATTATATCTTACTTCTGGTGATCTTGTTAGCTTACACTCCACCATATCCACCATTCAGATAGCCCGTGTGGCTAAACAGGAAGAAACAGATGGGGAGCTAAAAAAGTTTATAGAGGAAGTGCGAGAATATAATCCTGAGTACCCGGCAGGGGTTGAAGGGACTGGATGAGTTATTCCAGATGGTTAGATTCCAAGTTTTACACCTATTGGCATGACACAACAGTAGAGAAAAAAGAGGATGAAATTTTTTCCTGTCACACACAGATATGGTGTTCTCATAATTTTACCTATACGGATTGTAAACTTATGAGTGAAAATATATTGAAACTGAAGGGTAGGATGAATGAGATTGATGATGATGAGGATGCAATTGAGTTGCAGGGATATATGAAACAATTTATGATAGATGTAAATGAGAAATATGACTATGAAAAATCATGAGTATAGCTGGGAACTCCTCTACCATTTTAATTGTGGGGAGTGCAAAAATTGGTGGAGTTATACCACTACAGAGACAGCATATCAGTGGAAGAATCAGGCAATGTCTTGTCCACATTGCGGGTATCGTACTACAATACAACCAAAGAATATAGGGCAGGATTTTGAAGATCGAGATGACTTCGCCTACGGAACTACTCCCCTATAGATTGGAACTCTCTTGAAATTAGAAATTACAGAAAAGGCCTCAAAGGCATTTAGAGACAGTACAGAAGACCCATATTTGAGGGTGAGCGCAAAGCCGGGAGGTTGTTCGGGATGGACTTTTGTATTGGAATCAGATACAAAGGTTGATATGGCTGATTCATTGCATGAGGATTTTTTACTGATTGATTCAGAATTACATGAGATGGTTATAGGAGATTTGGTAGTAGATTACAGAGATGACAACCTAGTAGAACAGGGATTTATATTCAAGAGAAGTAATGGTGCGGTGTGTGGGTGTGGTGAAAGTTTTACTGCTCTTGGTTCAACCAAACCATTAGGATGGTAACATGGTAGATGGATGTAATGAACAACCACTACCTAATCAATCACATTTATACACAACAGGAATTAACTGATGGCATATTCAGAGAAAGTATTAGAACATTATGAAAGACCACGGAATATTGGTAGTCTGGATAGTAACGATAGTACTATTGGTACTGGTCTGGTTGGTGCTCCAGAATGTGGTGATGTTATGAAACTTCAAATCCAAGTAGAGAATGATAAAATTGTGGATGCTAAATTTAAGACGTTTGGTTGCGGTAGTGCAATTGCAAGTTCTTCGTTGGCGACAGAGTGGATCAAGGGTAAAACAATCACTGAAGCAACGGCTATCAAGAATACACATATCGTGGAAGAGCTCTCGTTGCCACCTGTAAAAATACACTGCTCCGTACTCGCTGAGGATGCTATCAAGGCGGCAATAAAGGATTATAAACAGAAAAATACCAAGACATTTCTTTATATCCAAGAATGAATGAGACAATTCATAAACATTGGCGTGACTGGGCAGCTGTTGTATATCTCTTCCTCTGTGTAGTGGACTTTTTCATTGCGCCTTTGATGTGGAATGTTGGTATGTCAATGATGAGTGATGAAGTAAAATTGAACACAAGTAGATGGGCTCCTCTCACCTTACAAGGAGGTGCTCTATTCCATTTGTCGTTTGGTGCAATATTGGGAGCCACTTCATTGAATCGTCACAAGGAGAAATTGGATTAAGGTGTCATCGCAGTTTTGGATTATACTACTGAGTGCATTCCTGATAACTGGATGTGCATGGACAAAACAGTTTCTCTGGATGGACGGAGACTCTGGCACTAAGGAAAATCTTCCAATCGGGATTAGTGAATTGATTGAGATGGCTTCGTATTGCAATGACGCATACGAGGTTAGACCCAAACACTACCAGATACGAGACAACGAACTTTCGTACACAGTTAAATATGAAGAGGGAGTGACGATTATCAGTTTCAGGGGTACTAACAATGGTTGGAATATATTGTCTGATATTGATGTACGCCCTTGGAGAGATGATGAACTAGGACTGATACTGCATCGGGGCTTTAAGGATACTGCTGGATATTTATTTTCAGACATTAAGAAGAACTACCGACTGGATAATGTTGTCCTACTGACAGGACATTCTCTAGGGGGTGCAGTCGCTCAAATCATCGGACTCTGGTTAGATGAACAGGGTCACGTTGTTCAGATATACACCTTTGGTTCTCCTAAAGTCAGTACAACTTTTCTTGGAAATGACCCTCCACATTACAGAGTGGTTATTAACAGTGATCCTATTCCATTTCTTCCACCCTATCCTTATGTGCATTCAGGGATTCGGATTAATGCAAAGACTCTGAATTGGAATGAGTCAGATGACTACGGTGAGTTTACTAAGATAAATGATAACCACCATTCAATGCAGGAATATCTAAATATTCTCAAGAGACACGCTCCGGCAACAAGACCAACAACAACCAACTTGAAAGGAACCTAATGCTACCACTTGCAGGACTATTATTCAATGTGGTGTCTGGACTTATTATTGATAAGGCTAGTACACTCGCAAAAGAGCACGTTGAAAAAATGCTTGATGACGTACTACCCGATGGCGCTAAAGCTGAATTGGATGAGATTATCAGAAATGATCCAGAGCATATCTTTGACAATGCAAAGGATGCCCTAGTTGCCGCCGCCGAAAAGAAATTTCCCATACCCATGAAGGACGGAAAGTTTCTCCCAATTGAGATTGACTTCAAGGTTTCTTTCGATCCCAACACTCGCAAAGTTGAGTTGATACAGGGATGATAATGCCCTGTAAGATTTGATATGTATAAACCATTACCGGATTCCGTCACCATTAAGACGAGCCCTATCCACGGACTAGGGCTCTACGCCACAGAAAATATCAAACAGGGATTCCTACTAGGGATGATACACTACCCCTTAAAAGAGGGAGAATACCTTCGGACTCCTATGGGTGGATTTGGAAATCATTCTGATGATCCGAATTGTACTAAGGTGTGGTTTCCTACGGATCAGTCGTGGTGGATTTACGCAAAACGAGACATAGAATTTGATGAGGAACTTACATGGACATATACTCTTTATACCATAGATTAATGGCCCGTTAATTTGACTTGACATTGGTATATGAGTCAGGTATAATATAAGTGTAAGATAAATGAATACTATAATATTGATGGCCTCCGGAGAGGGTACAAATTTCAGTGCGATGATTCGCTCTGGTCTCCGCATTAGTCTTGTCATCACCGACAAAAGCAATGCAGGAATCATAAAACGAGCTCATGACAAGGGGGTAGAGTGCATCTGTATCCCGAAAAACATATACGAAACCAAAGAAGACCATGAGTTGCGGATAATTAAAACCTTTCCCATAGACATACCTGTAGACCTAATAATACTTGCAGGATACATGAAATTATTATCTTCATTTTTCCTTGACAAATTCCCAAAAATTATCAACATTCATCCTAGTCTTCTACCATCCTTTAAGGGAAAAAATGCAATAGAGGACGCCTACAGGTTCGGGTGCAGGTATATAGGAGCCACTG